ATTCTGGAAGAGAGACATGGATAGGTCAAGGATTACCACAGCCTGTTGTTGAAGGTGATGATGATAATCCAGCAGAACGAGGTTTAACTATTAATGCAGATGCCATACATCACTCTCTCCTTTATCTTCAAATCCAAATGTTTTATACATATCAGCAGCTCTCGGTGTTCCTGTATTAAATCTTTTAGCATCATCTGCTTCTATTTCTACTGCTCTCATCTCTGCTTCTGACATTATACCATCTACTTCATTAGGAGTATCAAACACATTCATACCCTCTGTTACTTTTTTTGGAACATCAAATTCTTCCTTTTCTTTTTCCTCTTCCTTCAAATCTTCCATGTCATCTTCATATCCCTTTCCAATTTTTTTATCACTGTTCTGCATGGCATCTGCATTAATAGTTAAACCTCGTTCTGCTGGATTATCATCATCACCTTCAACAACAGGCTGTGGTAATCCTTGACCTATCCATGTCTCTCTTCCAGAATTTTGATTATACATAGAATGTTGATCTCCCATAGAATTAGAGTGATCATATTTAACAACACCATGCTCTTCTAGTGTTTTACCACAAGCAGAGCATACCTTTCCTAATTCCTCTTTAGTCAAAAATATTTCTAATCCATTCTTTGCAACCTGTTGCAACATACCTGCTTCTATTGCCTTTTCTAATTTATTCTGTATAGCACCACAGAACGCAGCAGGATCATCCTTGTCCTGATTCTTCTCTTCACAGTGATCAAAATCTCCTTTACCACCCTTGCCATCAGGTATTGGTTTTGTAACATAACAACCAAACTTATCACATTTGATAACCATCTTACCGTCTTCTCTTACCTCTGCCTTGGTAACAGATTTTGCAAGTGGGTTATAATCAGTAATCAATGCTAGTGGTACTGCTGGGTCAGCACATACTGCAACCTCATAGTGTTCCAAATCTTTTAATGAATAAGCAATAGATCCATCTTTCATCGTGATAGGATCTCTGTCAGATTTCGTGGCTCCTCCAAATGATAATCCCTTATACTCTCCTGATTTAATCTTCTTCCATATCTCGTTGTCTAATTCATAATCATTATGTATCTTACCTGTTATCTTAATCGCAGGATATTCTTCTCCATCTTTATCTTTATAGATAGTTTTTGAATAATTTATTCCCTTTCCGATAATTCTATTACTATGAGTATCTGAAATAGGTGCTCCCCTATCCATCCATATAGGAAGTACTTTATAGAGTTCATCAACAATAGTGATTTCACCCTGCTTGTCTTTTATCTCAACAGTCAGATATCCCTCGAAAAACCTCTCATCACCATGAATAGCTTCCATAGCCTTTGTTACCAGTTTGTTGAAAAACAGATCTTCAGCCATGTTAACTATCAATCTCTATTATATATAAATATTAAAAAAAAGAGATGGTTAGTCTTTCTTTGCTTTACTTATTGCGTAGTCTGCTGTGAATCCTGTTACTAGACCTATCATAACTATGCTAGATTCAGTCAATCCGTCAACAAGTACGCTTTGTGATAATGCCAAAGCAGAAAATGTTGCTATTATAACTGAGCCTGCCAGTTTCTTTACACTGTAAGGTTCCTTGCTGTGTAAATAACCTCTTAGAGTATTTAGTCCAGCACCAATGATTGATGCTACTGCTACTATTACTAATGCTTCTACCATAACCCAAACACCTCTATGTGGTATTTAAGTATTTATGTTAAAATTAGAAATGAATTAACGATTTCCTTAGCCCAGTCACATTTCTTTTTATTTTTTCTTGCCATTTTTTCCCCACTCTGCTGCTTCCTTAGATATAGATAGACCTGTTATAAATATAGCAGAAAATAAAGCAATTACCAAATACATTTCAAAAGTTAAACCTATATCATAAATTGACTCAGCAACATTACTACCTACAAGAGGAGAGAAAAACGATATTCCAAAATTTCCACCTATTCTTGCAACAGGTTTTATTACTGACATATAATTAGGTTATATGGAATGTATATAAATTTACTTGTGGGGTCTGAGATATTTGTCCTGAATCATGCCTAAGATCATATTAGGGTTGAGCAAGACCATTGCTGCAAATTCTGCATCACCGTTTGCGTGACCAACAAACTTACCACAGACATAGCATAGGTATACTTCATGCCTACCATCTGAAAAACCGTAGAGCTTTTTACCACACTTACACTTCTTCATAATCTCAATTAGAAAGGGTTATTAATAACTATTCTCTATACTGTATATGGCTACATCATTTTATGTATATAGTACATTAAAAGAGTATCAAAAGGTATATGGAGACAAAGCAAATTCTGAGATGTTTCAAACAAAAATAAAAGATATGTATGTTGCAGATGGCGAAAAGTTATGGGTTGTTACCAATTTTACTGAAGAAGTTGCAAAACCACAATTAAATAGGTCTATAGTTCACTTTTTAGCAGGAGAAGTTGCATATTACAAAAAAGGCGATGAAAAGCTTGTAGTAGAAGGAAAAATAAAATATAACCCAAAGAAAGACTGGGTAGAGATATATCCAAGAGTATTAAGAAATCCAGAAGTGTTCTTTAGAATAGGAAGACTATATGGAGATAAACCAGTAAAGACAACAAAGATAAACTATAAACATAGATTCTATGATTTTACGTCAAATAGGATAAATTTAATCTTAAAATGATTCATTTATGTAGACCAACACTTAGAAAGATAGAAACAGGATGCTATATACTTACATATTGTACAAAGTGTGGCGATAATATTAGGTTTGAGGAGAAAGATTAATCATTTTCTAGTACTTGATGGATTTGACATTAATACCTGCCAGTCTTTACCTAGTTTCTTTTTCATACTAAGCCAAAATGGATCAACATTGAACATTCCACCCTTTTTATTATATTCTTTTGTTACATTAGCTATTCTTCTGTGACAACTTCTGCAGAACCTTGCATTAATCTGCTCTATTCCAAATCTATACTCACCACAAAAGAAACATAATCCATACATCTTATCAGCTATTTTAACTAGTAAAGACTCTCGTCCTCGTTTCCCAGCACATTCCCCACATATATCAGCAATAGTAGCTGCTGCAGCATCTTTTGTGAAGCAATTAAGGCAAATTGCTTCCTTATAGTTGTCTACATGAGTATATTCGTTGTCCTGATGAGTCTTCCAGAGCTTTTTACCAATAGCAAGTCCACCATCATCAACATTAAGTTTAGTAGCCATTACTTGTATGCCAAAAGTGTTTTCTTGTATGCAGTCTCTAATATCACATATATGTTACTAAGTGTGTATTTGTCATGTGAATTTTCGTGTACCACAATACCTATCTTATTCCAAGTGTCTACTACAGATTTTGCTAGTTCTATTCGCTCACTATCTATATTTTCAACGATTCTCTTAGGTCTTGCTTCATAAATATCAACCATACCATCTTTAAGTTCAACAGTATTAGCAGTAATTTCTACATCAGCTTCTTTTTTCGTCTTATCCTCTTTCTTCTTAACAACTTTTGTGTCATTCTTTATCTTCATCTTCCCACCTCCTCACACTATCAAACTCGTTCTTTACTAACTCCCTAGCACTTCTAACTGTCATTACAGCATTCTTACGTAGTTCGCTAACAGTCCTCGATTTTGTCCAGCCAAAATCAACTGCCGTTTGCAGAGTATTCTTAACAACTGCATAGTTTTTGGGGTTAATACCGTCAGGGAACGACTTTCTGCTTAGTGAAGTTCCACTACCACTTGAAGGATGTCCTTGTCCAATTCCACCCACGTCAGTAGGCAATCTACTACTTGGTTCTCCTTGGAAGTCTTGAGTATCCTCTTCAGGTGCAGCAGTACCTCTACCTCTACCCTGATCTTTCTCTGCACCCATCTGCAACATATCTTTTGCGTTGAATGCTGTGTCCTTTGACACTTTGAATTCGCCAGTATGAGTTCGTGTAATATCAAATCCCATTGCTTGCAAAGCCTGCATATTCTGTATCTCTACACCCTGTATTTGCAGGTCTCTAAGGTGATCCGTCTCTTCACCAGTCTTTAATTTTAATTCCCAGTCATCTATATTTAATAACGCTGCTATCTTCCTAAAGAAAGACTTTAAGAGTATATCTTGACCCCATTTCACTGCTCTGTTCGTTATGGTTACTTGCAAACCTTCCTGTGACCAACCAGAAGGAAGTTCACCGTAGTACAGGGGTAAAACACCATATATAGCACCAATGATCATTCTTAATTCCTTTCTAATAGCAATGAACTCTAACTCCTTCAATGAACCAGTAAAGTCAAGCCACTGTGCCATGTTCTTACTTCCCTTATCACTTTCAACCAATAATGGGTGAATCATGTAGGGGTCTTCTTGTGCCTTTTGCTCAAGAACGTCCATCGACTTTCTGAACGTCTCATAGTTTCTTGATGCTATTACTAGTAATCCTCGTGGTGGTCTCATCTTATCAAAGTACTTTCTAATGTACTCATCCATGTGTGATAAGGACATTGCCTTAGACCATACTGAATAGATAGGAGAATAGCCATATATCAAACTCGGTTTATACTTGCCTGCTTTCCAGATAACCTCACCCTCACCATATATAACTCTCTTTGGCTGGGGTATGCCTATGGAGTATACTGAGTTAACTTCTACAATAGCCTTTAGTGCTTCTGCTCCACATCTTGAACATACAGGTTCTGACAACCTTCTGTCTCTATGTTCAAACCTTGGACAAACATATATTGGGTTTCTCTTGTCATCATATCCTATCCTACCATCAGAGTCTGCAATCATTGCTACTTGTGGTGGATCTATTCTAAGGAACTCTTTTATTTCTGTCCTGTCAGGATCTATCCTGTTAGTTGCATCGTCTATATAATAATTTTTTAATATTAGAAGATACGCATTGTCTGCAATCTCAAGATCTCTCTCAAGCTGCCTAGCTACATCTTCTAGATTTTGATCGTTACCATTAACTGGTTTATTTAATAATTCTTCTAATTTTGACCTATGTTCTGGTACTGGTCTTCTAAGATCATGAGAACCACAAGTATCACATTGTAGCTCTGCTTGTCTTGCCTGTTTCTTAATATCTCCACTTTTCTTCTTTGGTAATGCATTAAACGGCACTGCATCCTGATTAGTCTCAAATGGTTGATCGTCAGGTTTGTCTCCTATTGCTGGTTCATATTGAAACTCCTTTGAACAGTTGGCACATTTATACTTCCACTTCTCTACTACTTCAAATCCATTCTTAAACATCTCTCTATTTAGTGTTTCT